GCCTCATCATTGGAAAGCGCGGTGATGACATTCGCCTCGTTGCGCTCCGGACTGCCGGTGAGGTCGAGACGAAGCTGGTTTGCCCAGCGCGGGCGAACAGGCCGATAGCGAATGTCTCCTGTTGTGTTGAGGCGGCGCTTCAGTTCACCGATCTGCTTTTCCAGGATCGAGACGGCGATGCCGGTGGCGCTCTTGATCGCCAGCAGCACCTGGCGCTCGGGCAATGGCTCCAGGCGCGCCAGGACGAGTTGACCCAGCAGGCTGCCCAGAGCGGACACGTCAGGTGGGTTGGTCAGACCGCGCGCGACTGCCTCGAATTCAGCAGCAGTCGTTGGTGCGATGGGCGCACTCACCGGGGCAGTGTCCGCTTTTTGGTATTCGGCGGCCATTGCTCCATGACGCAGATCGTCGTTGAAATCATCGCCATGCAGCGGGCGGACCATGGTGTTTGGAACGTTTGCCATGTTGAGCCGATCGGCCAGCGTTGCCGCGGCCTGAATGCCGGCATCGCCCGCGTCCGCAAAGATGGTCACGTGAGTGACGCCGGCAGGCCACTCCCAACGGCGCACGCCGTCGGCGGACAGGGCGGCCCAGGTCGGGATCCCAAAGATTGCCTGCGCGGAGAGCGCCGTCTCGATGCCTTCGGCAATGCCGAGGCGACCGTCCTCGGGCAATGGCGCCAGCCGCACCGAGCCGCCAGCGACGGCGTCGAGCATCTTCTTGCCGGCTGGCGCTTTGCCCGATCCATCGTCGAGCAGAAACGTGCGGTGGATACCGCCGGTTGGCGCGCCCGCACCATCGCGGACGATCGCGACCATGCCGGGCCGGCCGCGTTTTGCCTCGTAATCAGTCAGGTCGGGATTGAACAGAAGGTCGGCGGAGCCGGGGTCGGATAGGCCGCGGCTGCGCAGATAGACCTCGCCAATCGTGCCTGCCAGCAGCTGACAGCCCGCGAGAATGCGGGCGACCTCATGACTGTGGTCGCGGCGCGGCGCCGGCGCTGGTCGCACCGGCAGCGGGCGGTCCAGCCGGGCATGGCGCGCGGCTTCCTCGAACAGTGCCGGCGGCGTGAGGCCGGTGCCATGGTGGAGCAGGTCAATCGGGTCGGCGGATTCGCCAGTGGCGTGATCGTAACCCCAACCGGCGCGCGGGCCTCGCAGGTGGATGACGCACGAGCCCTCGTTGCGTGGCGGACGCCCCGACAGGTCGGCGCAACGCAGCGCCTTGCGATCGGCCGACATGCGCGCATGCGGAAACAGCGGCGGCAGCCATTCGGCTGCCGTCGCACAGAGCCGCTCGCGAATCTCGCCGAGGTCGAAGCGGACAGGCGGCCTCCAGACCTCGTTGAGATCGATGAATGAGGTTTCCTCCATGGCAAGTCAGTTACTCTTCTCCCGCCGCGGCACTGAGGCACGCTCCGGGTTCGACCAGATTCAGATTAAGGATCAAAGGAGAAAGCCGATCGGGTACCACAGGCGGGCTCGATAGTCGGCGCGCCGGCAATATTCCCTTGCGCTCAAGAGCCTTGGCCTCGTCTCTGCTCATCCCGAGGAAGTCGGCGATGTCGCCAAGTAGGGCTGCCTGGCCTTCGAATTCATACCAGCGGACGCCACTACGATTTCGGCTTTGCACATCAAGCGAAGCCCATCGGCAGTTGCTCGGCTCGTAGTCACCATTCGGGTCGATCCGATCCAGGCTAAATGACGGCTCGGGTTTAGGTCCCATGTCCTGCAAGAAAGATTCGAAGCTGTCGCACCAACGCGCGCACATGCGGATCCCACGTGCGCCATAGCGCTCGAATGACGCGTTGCTGGGATTGTTGCACCGTTTCTTAGCGCCCAGCCATGCCATGTATTCGGAGGTCGGCTGCTGAGCGCGATTATGCCCATGCCGTAGGCTCCTATCGATCTGGAAACAGCCGCAGCTTCGACTCCCCCCAGCCGCAGAACGAAGTGCGAGGATCAAGCTTTGCTGAAGGACGAGCTTTTCATTTCCGCATTCGCAATGGCAAAGCCAACGGGTCCTGTCCCGGCCCGACACTGACCTGAGCGGTTCTCCCACTCCAATCAGGAGCCACCGATGAACGCGCTTTCCGGGACGAAGCTCCATTTGCTCGTCCCCTTAGCTTAGAATGACAAGGCCCTGCTCGGCCCGTGTTATTGCGGTGTAGAGCCAACGGGCGCGATCGAGCGGTGTTTTTCCGAGGCCGTCATCCCAGACCAGTACGTTCCGCCAGGAACTTCACTGCGCTTTATGAGCGGTAATCGCCCAGCCGTACGTCGCCTCGGTCAACAGTCGTTTGTTCTTCCAGTCGCGGTCGTGCCGCTGCCGGTCAAACGCGACATGATCCTCGAAGTGCCCCTTGTAGATGCGCAGCCGCTCACGCTTGCCGTCACTGCCAGGGCGACCGATCGCGTTGCCCTCCTCGTCGGTGACCGTGGCAGAGAAGAAAAGGCTGCCCTCGTCGACGATGTCGTCGAAAGTGACAAACATGCCGTTGATCAAGCCGAGCTCATTCTGGTTCTTCAGGCAGATGATCTTCTCGCCGCGGCCGGTCGGCAGATATCCGCCGTCGAAGCCTGCAACGCGGCGCATCGCATTGTTGAGCTGGAGGCGCGTGGCGTTCAGTCCGCAGATCACCTGGCCGCCGCGCAGGCATTGCTCCGGCGTCACGTCCATCTTGCGCATCTTCCATACGAAGGTGTCGTACTGTCCGAATCCGATCGGCTCGCCCTGGCGTGCCATGGTGGCGAGGCGGATGATCGCGCTCTCCGCCGCCTGACGGTGAATTTCGGTGAGCATGATATCCGGCGCATCTTTCGTGAAAGCGCCTTCGCCTTTGATCGGCGGTAGCTGCCCCGGATCACCAAGCACCAGGATCGGCTTGCCGAAACTCATGAGGTCGCGCGCCATCTCGTCGCCGACCATCGAGACCTCGTCCAGGACGATCAGCCGCGCGTGTGCGGCGTCGCTTTGCGGGTTGAGCGCGAAACGCGGCTTTTTCATTTGCGACATCACCTGGCACATGGCCTCGATCGCCGCCTCGGCGGCCGTGCGATCGAAGCCCGCAAGCTTCGACGCCGCCGTCCTCGCTTCCTCGACCTTCTTGCCGGCGGCTTCGATCTCCTCGTCGGTGGCGACGATGACGCTGTAGATCAGGCTATGGATGGTGCGCGCGGGCGTCCCCTTGCGCCGGAGCACCAGCGCCGCCTTGCCGGTGAACGTGGCCGTCACGACGCCGGGCACGCACTTGCCACCATCGCGGTTGCCTTTGTGCGGGTCGAGGCCAAGCTCGGCGAGAGCGAATTTCAGGACAGTGGATTTGCCAGTCCCCGCGTAGCCGAACAGCCGGAAGACCTGCTGGTCCTTGGTCCGGTTGTTGAACCAGTCCTTGATGGCCGCGATGGCGTGCGCCTGCGTGTCGGAAGGCGTGATGTCCGTCATCGCGCGGTTCTCCAGCAGCGGTCCTGCCAAGCGCAGGGCGCATGCCACTCGCCGCCGCTCCATCCGCCGCGGCAGATGGCTGAGCTTCGGTCGGCGGCGGCACGCGGCAGTAGCTCCTTGGCCTCGCTTGCTCGCACGATTTGAACGGCGCGATCGCTCGCGTGCTGGGCGAGTGCCGCATCGAATGGTACCAGCTCGCAGTGAAGCTCGAACGTGTCGCGGTTTAATGCGGTGAACAGCGCGGGATTCGGCAGATCGAGATAGGCCTGATAGAGCGCGATCTGTGCTGCATAGAGCGGCCTCGCCAGCACGACACCCTTCTTGACCACCTCCTTCCATGGTGCGGCGCCGAGAGCCTTGTTTTCCCACAGCGCGGGGAATTCCATCGCCACCGAGCCGGCGACGAGACAGCCATCGATGTGACCCCGGAACCGACCGTCCAGCGCCGAGAATCCGAACTGCCGTCCATCTGAGCGCTGCGTGCGCAGATCGAATCCGGCGGCGCGCAACCACACTGCCACGATGTCCTCGGCGCGATGGCCGGCCTCGAAAATGCGCAGCGTCTTCGGCTCGAATTCCCGGCCTTCGTCCTTCGGGACCGCGAGATAGTCATATTGAATCTGGCGGATGCACTCGCGGCCGAGACCGGAGGTGCTCACATAGCGCCGCGGCGGCTGCGCCCGATCGCGTGTGCTCAGCGCTGCATCGATGGCCGCATTGACCGCGGCGCCGATGCCGGGCGGTCGGCTCGGGTTTTCGTATTGGTAGCCCGATTTGTGATTCAAATCGATCATGGCTGCTCAGCCCTGCGGCGTGCTTTCGCGATTGGACTGCGGTCGCCAGTGCGGCCACGGCAATAGGCCAGGAAGCCTTCGGCGTTCAGGTTCTCCTTCTGTGTACCCCAGCGCAGGTTCGAAGCGCGATTGTTCGCGGCGTTCTCATCCAGGTGCATAACGACCGCTCCTTCGAACGGCGGCGGCCCGTGGAACGCCTCAGCGACCAGACGATGAATTTTGTAATTCTTGCCATCAATCGTGATGACGAAGCGACCGTCGAGCTTGTTCCAGACGCCGAACGTTGGCTGTCCGCCATAGGGACGCGTGCCGCCCTTCGGCATGGGCTCGCGATGCGGCACATGCATCACGCGCCCTTCGCTGCTCACGAGGATGCCGGGAACGCTCGGCACGTCGCGCCAGATTTCTCCGCTCAGCATCAGGTCGAACTCACCAGGGGATATCGTCGTTGAGCGACTGACGCTGCATAGAAGCCTGAAAGCCGTCGACGCAGGCTTCGATGATGCGATCGATCTCTGTCGCGCTGCGATCGTGGAACGGCGCAATCAGCCCGAGCTCGGTGAGCACTTCTGCGAGAATGCGACGTGCGTCCTTGATCGCACGTATTTCCATGTCAGTCTTGTCGATCATGCCGCGGTTCCTTTTGGCGATTGCCGCACCGGCCGTGAGGCAACGCATCGAGCAGAAGGCGAAGGTCGGATAGCGATCGGCGCGGAGCTGATGGGTGTAGTAAAAGCCGCGAGCCTCTCGGCTGCAGACGGCGCAGGCCCTCACGCCAGCAGTATCGAGAGCCTCTGCGACTTGGGCTCGTCGGGGTGTTGCGCGATCCGCTCCGACGTCTTCACGATGAAGACGCTGATCGCGTTCTGCGCCATCGCCTCGAGCTCGCGCATGGTCAAGCAGCGGATGGGCTGGTTGAGACCTCCTCTTCCTTCGAGCCATTCGCCGATTGCTTTCGCCGCTTCACGCGTGACATGCGCCTGCCACTCGTCATCGGTCATCGCGCGCCAGTTGCCTTAGCCGTTGAGCCACGCCGGACCAGCCGCGGGCGCGGCCTGAGGCGGCTTGTTTTCGCCATGGTTGGCCCACGGCACGGCGGTTGGCGCCGGCGAAGGCGTTGCCGCGCTGCCCCAGGCCGGCGCCTGTGTGGCGGACTCTGCGGCTTTGCGCGGCTTGGCATTGACCGGCTCGGGCTGCACGTTCTCGCCGCGCATGACCGCCGCGTATTGCGGCTCGCCCGGCAGAACCACGTTGGCGAGCTTGTTCTGGTCCTTGTATTGCGGGTTCGATGCGGGCTCGACCATGATGCGAGCCGCGAACACGATGCCGTCGAGCTGCTTTAGCCCCTGGATGACGCGCTTCTGCTTTGCGGCCGGGCTCTCGTCCTTGGGATCGAGGCCGAGCGCGCTGTCGACCATGGCGCGGAACGCGCTCTTGGAGATGTTCCAGCCCTTGGACTGGCCCTTCTCGTCGAGCTTGCCGCCGGCGACGGTGAAGTTCTGCCAGAACTTGCGCCGCACATAGGGTCCGGCGACCACCGTGAATTCGCAGTCGAGCATCTTGGCGTCGCTCGATTGCGAGGCCTTGAGCAGATTGGCATCCATCGGCGTCGAACCGTTCACGCCGCCCGGGCGGATGGTCATCTTCACCTTGGCGAAAGTGCCATCCGGGATCAGTTCGCCCATGGGCGCCATCTGCGGCTGGGCATCGTTGAGGTCGTACATCGTTGGTCTCCTCTGTTGAGATTTCGATCAGGCTGCGCTGGTGTGTGCGAATGGGATCGTGTTGATCTTGGCGAGCAGTGCACCGAGGTCGGGTGGCTCGGTGACGTTGAGGCGGCCGCTGCGATCCTTGGCCGGCAGGCCGAACGGATTGCCGGCAAGGCAGACGAGCCGGCGTTCGCTCGCCTTCTCGTCGAGCACGTATCCGCCTTCGGCGTCGCGCGAGAAAAGATGCAGCGACAGCACCTGATCGACGATGCCAGGCAGTTCGCGGCCGGCCTTGGAGCCCTCCATTTGCGGCTGCCAGGTGATCACGTTGAACTCGTCTGTGACCTTCTCCAGCACGCCGACAAAGATCACGGTCTTGCCGGGCGCATGCTGCAGGTGCTTGAGCGCCTGGATGACTTCGCGCCCAAGCAGTCCATAGGCGCCGCGCACGTCGGGCTTGCCGGTGCGCTCCGAGAAGGCTTCCGGCTGCTGGCGGGCGTAAGTCATCACTTGGCGGGTGAGATCGGTGATGCTGTCGACGAAGACGATCGACTTCGACCGCAGGAAATCCTCGATGCCGCTGCCGGCATAGACGCTGCGAGCATGCTGAAGATGCTGTGCGCTGTACCATGCATTAGGGTCGGCGGCGGGATCTGGCCCTCCAATGAGGACCACGAGATCGCGGAAATCGACGAAACTGCGGATCGGAATGCTGGCGCCTGGCCAGTCCTGCACCGACTTCATGCCGGCTTCGAGGTCGAGGCAGACCGTCTGATCGGCCGGCAGGGTCCTCAGCAGTGAGGTCTTGCCGGATCCTGGTGGTCCGAAGATCGCAAGCGACGTTTTGTTATTGGCTGCCGACAATCGTTCATCGGCGCTGACGATGCGCACGGGCATGTAAATCCTCCATGTCAAAAATGGCCGGCGGGGCGTTGACCGGGTGCCGAAGGTTGACCCTGCCCAGCCTTGCGGAATTGGGCCGCCCCGCCGTGTTCATGCGACCTCTCGCCGATCAGAACCGACGGACTCGATCCGATAGGTCGGCCGCCCGGTCTCAACCGTGCGCGCTGGAACAAACAGTTCGCGCACCGGTCGCGGCCAATTGGCAAACGCCGCCTCAGCGACATCGAGCTTGGTCTTGACGTATTCGGCGGGATCATCGCCCCATCCGGTGCGGATGATCTCGACCGCGTGCTTGAGCTTGTCCTGATCCCATTTCACGCGTTTGGGCAGATCGGCGATGATGACGAAGCCGTTGTCCTCGAACCGGACTGTGCCGGTATCCTTGTTCTCCTCGGCGCGGCGCTGGCGGGCGCGCGCGCCATATTTGCGATCGAGCGCATTGCGCACCTTGTCCTCGATCAGGGTGAGGCTCGCCTTTTGCTCGGCGAGATCATCCAGGATGCACGCGAGTTCCGGCGCGGTGAGTGCTGCAATCGCTTCGATGTCGAGGTGGCGGACATGCTCGGTCATGACGGCAAGTTGGGACATTGCGGGGTCTCCTCAGGCCGCGAGCGGCACGCGAATGAGTGATGGGAATTGATCGGCCACAGCGACAGGCGGCACCGGCTTCGCGATGCTGCGCTCGCCAGCGGCGCGGCTGGGCCGTGCTTTCACTGCGATGTAGAGGAAGTCTTCGCGGCCGATCCGCTTCTGCACCGGGATCACGAGACCCTCGCCAGCCAGCGCCATGATGCGACGGGCAACGGCATTGAGGTCTGCCCGCTCTCGTGGCCCCAGCACTTTGCCGCTCGGCACCCGATCGTGCACGAGATGACCGCGATAATAAGCGAGGCGGTCGCCGGGGTTGGCGTTGGTCAGCCAGTCTACGAGCCCGTTCTCGTCGACGGGCATTGTGAATCGTTCGATCAGTGCGACCGGGTGGGTTTTTGCGAACTGCGGCATGGACAAGGCTTTCCCGTTCGGCCGAAGCGCTGAGCTTGGCCGTGTTGCTGCTCGATGTGTGTGGCGGGTTTTCGCGGCGCCTAAGCGCCGCTCATTTCCCTCTGGCTATAAGGTAGCGATCGAGGGCTCGGTTTTTCCCAAGAGGTCCCCTGGTCCTGAACTGCAAATGCGCAGACGGCGATTTTTTCTGATTGCATGCTGGGCCTCCCAAAAAATGATGTTGCCGACAAGCAGCGCTTTGCATCGGCACTTCTCAACCCACTTGTAGCGATCAAGGGCTTGGATTTTCCCAAGAGGTCAGGTCAGGGAGCGAGCAGGCTTCGATCCACCAGGTGGCGAGTGACCATGCGATAGCGAATTTCTCGCAGGCGCCGATAGAACTCGCTGCTCGAAAGGCCCGACCGCCGCTGTGCCGTGGCAAGGTCGCCGTCCGCTTGCAGCGCAAGTTTGGCGATAAGTGATAAATTGCTTGGCAGCTCCGCAACAAACCGAGACAGCGCGCGTGGCAGCCACACTTCTTCTTCAGGATTGGAACGAGGGTCCGCAATTCTCCAAAGTGGAATGCCACCCTCGTCGAGTGAGCCGCCGCGAACGCGTCGGTCGGCGCCAATCTCGTCGGCGGCGCCTTGCGCGGCCTGGCGTGCGACACGATCGGCGAACGTAGACCACGCGCCGCGCGCAGGATCGAAAAACCGGCGCCGTTCCAAGAGCGCGAGCATGATGTCCTGCTCGACGTCTTCACGGTCGGCATCGCTGAGCCCCATGGTGCGCGCGACCCGACGTGCATGGTAAGCAGCCGCCCCCATCATGGTGCGCAGTGCGCGCTGGTCCACGAAATAGCGGGACTGCGCGGACGTGTCGGGGGTATTCGTCGCGCGCCCTCCCGCCGATTGCGGGGAGGACAATGATTTGCAGCTGCGCATATGCGATCTCCGTCGATTCTGACGGATGCCATGCTGACCGCCACAGCCGCGGGCTGTCTGTGGGACCGTTGCGGGACGGGAGGGGGCGCGTTGGGGGACGGCTGTGGGACGATCGCTACTATCGCGCGTACGAAGCATCGGTGCCGCCGAATGTCGCCTTCGCCAGCACGCCGGTCGGCAGCTGCCGCCGGAAGCCCTTAAGCGTGCTTTGCCGAAGCCTGTTTTCGGAAATACTGCGAGCGCGCCAGTCCGCCCGGAAGTCGCAGACGGTAGGCCCCACAGCCATCCGACTGGATCAGATCACGCCAGTCGGGGTGCCGCTTGAACACGTCAATCAGGCGCATCGAATGGGAGCCGGCGTCGCGCAGCAACTGTTTGCCTGCCACCCACGGTTTGCCTTCACCGGCGGAGTCATGGAGCTGACGGACAATCGCTGCCTGAACCCCCCGGAATCGGAAGGCGCGTCCGCCCACGACGACTTCCGAGAAATCCGCCGTGTGCTGCATCTGGCGAGCCGCGGGCAGCTCGCCAGAGCGGCTCAGTCCGAACTCCTGCTCAAATCGCGACATCTCCGCGTCCGTGATCAGCAGATCAACCACCTCGATGCGTATGGGGGTGCTGGGCGGACATACGGAAAGAAAACGGCCGGGCTCCGCCTTGAACTCGGACACCACGTAATGTCCGTGGCGCAAAATGGCCGACAGATCGCCTGGGCGGAGTGGCAGCAGCCCATCATGACACCAGCTCCGCTCGGTCGATCGACCCCAGGGGGCTTTTGGGTGCGCGGCTGTGCCGGTGATGACGTCCAGTTCGTGCGTCCGGATCGAAACTTCTATGCGCCCATTCTCGGCGAAATAGGCGGTATCGAGCCGCCGCATTCCCCACCGCTGCTCGACCTCGGTCAGGGCGTAATACTCCTTCTGCGGCAACGACATACGCTCGCTCCCGTTCTTGTATCTGCGCTCCAGGTGGCCATTATTCCGCCGACGAGGGGCTTGATTGTTGTTCCTCTTTTGTTCTATACACAATCAATCCTACTGCGCAAGCCTTTTTGTTGGATGAGATTAGGAGAAACGGTCATGTCCACGGCTCTTGCGGAGCGCATCCGTGCGCGGGCCCGGCAGATGGATTTGCCGCTGACCCGGCTCGCCACCGAAGCGCAAGTGAACAGGTCGTTCGTCTACGACATCCTCTACGGTCGCTCGCAAAATCCGACCAAGGAGAAGCTCGAACGGCTCGCGAGGCGGCTCAAGGTCGGCCTGGACTGGCTCCTCACCGGCCACGGTCTCGTCGAAGGCGAAGAGCCTGGCCGCGAGGGCGATGCCGCCTACGTTGCAATCCGATCGGTGAAAATCGCTCCTGCGATGGGCGGCGGCCGCATCGTCGAGGAGGTCGAGGAAGGCGAGCCGCTGCAATTCCTCGCTCGCTGGGTCCGCGACACGCTGAAGGTCCAGCCGGACGACTTGCGAATCATGCGCGTCGAGGGAGATAGCATGCAGCCGACGTTGCTCGATCGCGACACGGTGCTCGTCGATCTCACCAAGAAGACTCCCTCGCCGCCGGGCATCTTCGTGCTGAACGACGGCATGGGTCTCGTTGCCAAGCGGGTTGAAATCGTTCCGCGCTCCGATCCGCTGCGCCTGCGGATTGTCTCCGACAATGATCGGTACGCGAGCTATGACGTGACTGTGGACGAGGCGAACATCGTCGGCCGCATCCGCTGGTTCTGTCACGAGCTGTAGCCGCGGGGCGAGGCCTCGTGGGAAAACTGATGCTCGCCGCCGCTACAAAGAGGGAGCCACATTTGGAATCCCTCTTCAATGTACAACGGCATCGACCCTGGCCGCCTTTCGGTCTCCGACCGCCTTGATGAAATCGCCAAGATTTTGGCCGCCGGCCTCACACGGCTGTGGGGGCACAAGTCAAGTGCTTTATCGGCCGTTCACGGAGACCGTTGCCTCGACTTTCCGCCCGACCAACGCCGTCATGCCAACCCGTCAGGGACAAAGGCATGACGATGAAACGTACGTCGATAGCAAGAAAGATTGCACCAGAACCGCCACGTCCAGGCGATAGCGGCGAACGCGACGCGACCGTGCTGGCGCGCCTTGCCGCACTCAAGGCCATGAGTGTCCTTCAACTCAAGACGGAATGGCAAAGCCTGATTGGAACCGCGGCGCCGAACAACAGTCGCGAGTTCATGGAACTGCGGCTGGCCTATCGCATCCAGGAGCTGGCGTATGGCGGCCCCTCGCGTGAGACCGTCCGACTACTCGATGCACTCGCAGATCAGCTTGACGGCAAGCCGCAACGAAAAGCCCGGATCACCGACCCCCGCAAGCCGCTCGCCGGCACGCGGCTGGTGCGCGAGTGGAACGGGGTTGCGCACACCGTCACGGTCTTGCGCGACGGCTTCGAATGGCAGGGGCGGAGCTACAAATCGCTTTCGGCAATCGCCCGCGCAATTGCTGGCACACGCTGGAACGGCTGGCGGTTCTTTGGCTTGCGCCAAGCGGACGGAGGCGGTTCATGACCAAGGTTGCCCAAATTCCGCGCCGGCAGCGCTGCGCCATCTATACGCGCAAATCCTCCGAGGAAGGCCTCGACATGGAATTCAATAGTCTCGACGCACAGCGCGAGGCATGCGAAGCCTACATTGCAAGCCAAAAGGCCGAAGGATGGGTGGCGCTACGGGACCGCTATGATGATGGCGGCTTTTCCGGCGGCACGCTGGAGCGGCCGGCGCTGCAGCGGCTCACGACCGACATCGAGAACGGCCTCGTCGACGTGGTCGTGGTTTACAAGATCGACCGGCTCAGCCGCGCGCTCATGGATTTTGCCAAGCTCGTCGAGGTTTTCGACCGCAACAACGTCACGTTCGTGAGCGTGACGCAGTCGTTCAACACCACGACCTCAATGGGGCGCCTCACGCT